GCCGTGTCAGGCCGCATGTCATTGCAGGTTCTGGTCCAGAATGGGGCACGGACGGGCGAAAGAGGTTCGCGTCACAACGTGGCGGAACCACGCCACTATTTCGGATGCGGGAATTGGGGGCTCCGCGCGCAGGAAGCCCGCACCGACAATCAACGGCAGTCGAAGCGTCAAGAAAGGTCTACGGGCCCCCTGAGCCGCGTCGTTGGCCGACCTGAGGCTCAGCAACAAGTGCGGGCCAACTGACAACGAACGGCAGTCTGTGTAGGTCTCTCGCCCGGGGGGGGGGCGGAACCACGTTTCCGATTGGACCACTCCGGCGATGCACTGGCGCTCCTCGTCAACGTGCCAGGGCAGCGGTGGCGCGCATTCGGCAGCAGTTGCAGCCAATGTCGGGGGGGGACTGTTGGGCGGTCGCACCCTGCAAGGGCTCCGCAGCGGCCAAACGAACCTGCTGTGTCGTCGCTCGGACGGCCAGTTATCCACCGCTGGATGCTAGCCGCCGCACTCAAAGATGCGGCTTGCATGCCCCGCCGTCGACGCAGTATTCTATCTGTGGTTGGATGAATCCAGACGCGGCAGGGGAACGTGCGTCGGGGCACCCCGCTTTGATGTCGGCAAAGGAGGTCTAACGCACATGACAAGAAGAATATTCAGCACAAGCAGGCTGGCGAGGGTCAACGTCGAATGCATCGACGACGAACGCGTCTGGTTCCGCTGCAAGCAGTGCGGGCAGAAATGGAGTCCGAACCTCCAACCAGGCGGCGGAAAGCTCAGCCGGGGGTGGTGGCGCTGTCCGAATGGCTGCAACGGGCACATCAAGAACATTGACCGGCCGCAGGAGACCACGTAGCCGCACCGGAGGCAGTGATCCGCATGGGGCATGAAGACCCGAGAACCCTCCAGCAGCTCGTGCATGACGAACACGGACAGGCCCTCGCCTTCTGCCGTGGCCACCCGAACATTGCGCAGAACACAGCGAAGCTCGTGGAGTTGTTCCAGTCTGCGTTGGTCGACTGTCCGCCCCAGTGGTGGTTCTTCCGCCTAGCCTTCAAAGGCTGCGCCAGGTTCCTCGAACTGGCGATGTTGTCGGCCACCCGCGGGCATCGACTGGAGGCCATGTTCAATTTGCGCCTGGCCTTCGAGTCAAGTGTCCTGGCCTGCTACGTGGCTCGCCATCCCGATGAGCAACCCACCGAACCCGCACCAGGCCAACCTGCCGCCAAGGCCGAGGAGAAGCTCAAGAAGCGGGCGAACGAGTGGCTGAGGGACAACTCCGCCGTTTACAGCCAGCGAGTCTACATCCAGAAGAAGCTCATCAACGACAGCTGCGCTCATGCCGGAGTCTCAGCCCTCACCTTCGAACTGCTGGATGCTCAGGCAGATCCGCTGCCGGGCGGAGATTCGCCCGCTGTGGCCTGCGACCCGTTCCTGGTCTGGGTCGTCGGGAACACGGCGGCGGCGATCACCCACATGCTGTTCAAGGTGCTCGTCGACTGCCCGGATGTCACCGTAGCGCAGGACACAGATACGACGCTGGGCCTGCTGTTCAAGGAGAGCGAGTCCCTGAAACCCCGGCGGCCATGCGGTGCGGATGTCAGCGTGCCAGAGAATCTCGAATGAGGGCAATTGACACATGGGATCCGTCCGCGACGACGTTCCAGGGGCGGCCCTGTCTATTGTGAGGGGCTTTCCGCATTGAATGCCATCTGGTAGGATCTGGCGCTGCAGGGCAGTCTGACGCGGGGTGCTACTCCTGCCTCGGGCCGATCTTCAAGGAGACAGCTCCGTGTCTGCGCCTGGCGGCCGCGGTGGCGAGCGTAGGAGAAGCATCGTTCGGACTGCGGACGCATGCTCGCAAGATCAGTGGGGGACGGACGTGACCCGACGCGTGGGACGAGACCTCGGCAAGTACTGGCTCAACGAGGTCCAGGCGCAGATCTACTTCTGGACCACTGTCTGCAAACGACGACCGAAGTGCTACGATGACCTCCGCACCAGCGTGCTTCCCGACTGGACACCGGACGATCCGATGGATCCCACCGGCTATGAAGACTGCCCATCGACATCGCGCACGGGATCTCTGTCCAGCGTGCGCCCCCGAACGAGATCTGCTGGGCACCGCGCCGATGCCAGCACTACTCCTGGACTGGGTAGTGTCAACTCGGCTCTGATCGACGCCTGGATGTCGAGATGGAATCTGCGAATCCCCTGGCTTGTGAAGTGGGTGCGGCTGACACTGCTTGCGCTGCACACCGGGAGGAATCCTCCGTGGCCCCTCGATGGGTATGACTTCCCGCGGAAGCGAGGTCAGTATGAGGACATCCTGGTTCAGCGATATGCAGAGATCGCCCCGGCTGATCTGCGCCTCGATTTCCATGCCTGGTGGCATCCGTTTTTCGGCGAGACAAGCGAAGCCGCTGGGCGGCGCATCCGGAAGGAGTTCAATGCAGCACTCCAGCGGTACCTCGCCAGCGTGGATGCCAGGGCAGAAGAAGGGCACGTGGCCCCCTTTCTGCCAGAGCACTTCGCCTGGCTGGTTCGCAGGGTCGTGCCCGAAGTGGAAAGGTGCGATGTCATAGCGGTAACCCCGCATGCGAAGACGCCGTGCCCGTCCGAGCAAGCCTTTACGCATACGCACGAGAGCGAAGTATACAGAAAGACTCTCGCCTTGAAGAAGTTTCTTGCTGGGGGTCTTCGGTTCTTGCGCCCGCCGCCGATTGCCCACGGTCCACGTTGCCCTGGGAGCAAGCGGGAAATGTCCTGAATCCGAGGGATGGCCAGCCAACTTCTGCGTACACGCGCATGACCTAGCGCGCAAATTTCAACCATGTGTTTCGAAATAAGCTCGTCCCCGTGCGGCGGGCATTCTGACAGCGCCCGGCCGCCGGGAGGCAGCAGGCATGTCACTTCCCCGAATCGATACCGAGTTCGCATCGCTGATCCCGCCGCTCACCCCTGACGAGCAGGCCGGCCTCGAGGCCAGCCTGCTCGCTGAGGGCTGCCGCGACGCACTCATCATCTGGCAGGAGACCGGACTTCTCCTTGATGGCCACAACAGATTGCGCGTCTGCGAGGCCCACGGGATCCCGTTCAAGACCACCACCATCAGCCTGCCGGATCGCGAGGCCGCACTGGACTGGATCGACGCCAACCAACTCGGACGCCGCAACCTCTGCCCCGACGCGGCAGCGCTCCTGCGGGGACGGCGGTACAACAGGACCAAGAAGGCGCACGGCGGGGATCGCAGGAGCGAGCAGGCAGCAGCGGAATCAAGTGGCCAGAGTGACCACTTGAAATCCGCCGATGCGCTTGCCGCAGAGCATGGCGTCTCTCCCCGCACCGTCAGACGGGACGGCGAGTTCGCCGCCGCGGTCGACTCGTTGAAGGCGACCGAGCCTGAGATCGAGCAGCAGGTGCTGGCTGGCGAGGTCTCGCGGGCAGACGTCGTGCGTCGCAACAAGCGCGACGAAACGAGAGCGCGCCTCGAGTCGACCCAGATCAAGGAGATCAAGGCCGCGGCCGGCGTCTACGACGTCATTGTCATCGACCCGCCCTGGCCCATGAAGAAGATCGAGCGGGACGAACGGCCCAACCAAGTGGCTGAACTCGACTACCCCACCATGAGCGAGGACGAACTGCGCGGCCTGCCCATCCCAGCCGCAGCCGACTGCCACGTCTGGCTCTGGACCACCCACAAGTTCCTCCATGTGGCACTGCACTTGCTGGAGCACTGGGGACTCAAGTACGTCTGTGAGTTCGTCTGGTGCAAGCCCGGCGGATTCCAGCCCGTGGGACTTCCGCAGTACAACTGCGAGTTCGCTCTCTACGCACGCAAGGGCTCGCCAGCCTTCCTCGACACCAAGGCGTTCAACGTCTCCTTCACCGCACAGCGCGGGGCCCACAGCGAGAAACCCGAGGAGTTCTACGCCACCATCCGCCGGGTTACCGCAGGCCGCCGCCTGGACATGTTCAACCGCCGCACCATCGATGGCTTTGACGGATGGGGGCTCGAAGCCAAATGACCGCTTTCCTGATGACCGAGTGCAGAGTCGCGCTCCTGGTCCACCGGCAACACCGGGGATCCCACCGCAGGTGCGGATCGGGGCCGACGACAGTGCGTCCAGGTTCCGTTCTCCATCGATCCATGCAGAAGGTGAAACCATGACCGAGCCGACAATCGATCCCGAGTTCTCGTCGCAGATCCCACCGCTCACGCCTGAGGAGCTCGCCGGCCTCGAGGCCAGCCTGCTGGCTGAGGGCTGCCGAGACGCACTCGTCGTCTGGCAGGAGACCAACATCCTGCTCGACGGTCACAATCGCCTGCGCCTCTGCGTGGCCCACGGGATCCCGTTCAAGACCGCCACCATCAGCCTGCTGGACCGGGAAGCCGCCGCCGACTGGATCGACGCCAACCAGCTCGGCCGCCGCAACCTCAACCCCGACGCGGCAGCGCTGTTGCGGGGACGGCGATACAATAGGACCAAGAAGGCAGAGCATGACGGCGGGAAAGGCAAGTCCAGAAGTGGGGGCCAAAGTGACCCCCACTTGAGGACCGCCGATGCGCTGGCCGCGCAGCACGGCGTCTCGCCACGGACCGTCAAACGTGACGGCGAGTTCGCCGCAGCGGTAGACGAGCTGAAGGCGACCGAGCCTGAGATCGAGCAGCGCATCAATGCAGGCAAAACGCGACGCTCCACAGTGATGCGGGAGGTACGTCGGAAGAGGACCGTTGCCAGACGATCTGCCGACGCGTCCGCAACCACGATCCGGCCGGCAGACGCCGACATCCGATGCTGTTCCATGGCAGATCTCCTGCGCAGTGGCATCAAGCCCGACTGCATTCTGACCGACCCACCGTATCCAAAGGAGTTCCTGCATCTGTATGACAAGCTGGCTGAGCTGTCCGTGGAAATCCCGCTCGTGGCAGTCATGTGTGGCCAGTCGTACCTTCCCGACATCTTGGCCAGCATGACGAGGCACTCGCGATACCGCTGGACCATGGCGTATCTCACGCCAGGAGGCCAGGCCGCTCAGCAGTGGAATGCCAAGATCAACTCGTTCTGGAAGCCGGTCTTGCTCTTCGGCAGGGCAGACGACTGGGCCGGCGACGTCTGCCGATCCATACCGAACGACAACGACAAGCGGTTCCATGACTGGGGACAGTCGGAAACCGGCATGATGGATCTGGTCGAGAGACTGAGCAAGCCGGGACAACTGGTTTGCGACCCCTTCCTCGGAGGAGGAACCACGGCCGTCGTCTGTGCACGACTTGGCCGGCGCTTCGTCGGTTGCGACCTCGACGCTGAATGCGTGCGCAGGGCGCTCGCCAGGCTTGAGAACGAGACATGCAAGAAGGTGAACCCATGACCGCCCCGACGCTTCCGATCCACCCGTCCTGCCAGATCTTCCCGATGATGAGCCAGTCCGAGCTTGCGGAGCTTGCAGAGGACATCCGAACCAACGGCCTGCGCAACCCGATCGTCATGCTGGGCGATCAGATCCTCGACGGCCGCAACCGCCTTGCCGCTTGCCGCCTCGCTGGCGCTGCTCCCAGCTTCATCCAGTGGGACGGCGAAGGAGACCCCACGTCATGGGTCCTCTCGCAGAACCTCCATCGCCGCCATCTCACG